ATATAGATCATAAAACAGTATTATGGACTGCGACTACATCCAAAGCAAAGGATAAAGAGTATCAACAATTGTTTAAAGTAGATTATGACCTTCACATCCTTATAATGAATGTAGAAGCATTTTCGACAAAGAAAGGCCTTGAGTTTGCCGCAAAGTTTCTCAATTGCCACAAAACTCTCATGGCTGTGGATGAGTCGACAACGATAAAAACACCGACCGCAAAGAGAACAAAGTCGATTTTAAATCTAGGTAAGCATGCAAAATACAGACGTATCCTCACGGGTTCTCCTGTAACCAAATCACCACTAGATCTATATACCCAATGTGGTTTTTTAGATGAGGAGTTATTAGGTTTTAGTTCTTTCTACACATTTAGAAATAGATATGCAATCATGGTCGATAGAAACTTTGGTGGTAGAAGAGTGCAGATACCTGCAGGATATAGAAGGCTTGACGAACTATCAGAGATATTAAAAAAGTTTTCTGACCGTGTATTGAAACAGGATTGTCTGGATCTACCAGAGAAGACATATGTGGAGAGACAGATAGAACTCACAGAGGAACAGAAGAAGACTTATGCGACCATGAAATCCGCGGCCCTCGCTCAACTAAACGGCAAGATGGCGACCGCACCCCATGTATTGACACAACTGATGCGTCTGCATCAGATCACATGTGGGCATCTAAAAAATGACGATGACACCATCACAGAGATAAAAAACAATCGTATCGATGCATTGCTCGAGGTATTGGAAGAGATCGAAGGTAAGGCAATAATATGGGCAAATTATGTCTATGATATAAAAAGGATTGTAAATGCTATCTCTAAGAAGTATGGCCAGGATTCAATCGTGCAATATTATGGCGCAATTCAGGCAGAACATAGACAGAAGAATATAGAGGCATTTCAGGATCCTGATTCCAAAGTTAGATTTTTTGTTGGTAATCCACAGACTGGTGGGTATGGTATAACACTGACAGCTGCAAATAATGTTATCTATTATTCTAATGGATATGACCTAGAAAAAAGGCTGCAGTCAGAAGACAGAGCGCATAGAATAGGACAAAAAAAGGCTGTAACATATGTGGATCTTATAGCACCAAAAACCGTTGATGAAAAGATTCGAAAAGCATTGCGTAAGAAGATCAATATCGCGACAGAGATCATGGGCGAGGAGTTGAGAGAATGGATATAAAATATGAGATAGAGCCTGTATTTAAGATAGAGTTTTTTAAGATCAAATGCATAGATTTTAAAAACAAAAAGAAAAAATTAGAGAAAGCCTTGGCTAGATATCCAGAGATGCCCCAGGCTAACTTCTGCAGCAACAGAAATAAATGTAGTATCAACACAGAGTTCAAAGAGATATTTAAGGATGAGTTTAGTCTGATAAGAGCAAAATTTAATTGTAAGATATTATTACAAAGAGCATGGTCGGTCGTATATCACAAGGGACACTATCATGTTCCGCACAATCACAGCTCGCAAGGGTATGCAGGTATATTATATCTGGACATGAAACCAGACTCACCCAAAACCACATACATACAGCCATGGAATAACGAACAGGATAGAAGTGTGTTGTATACCCCACAGGTAAAAGAGGGTGACATGATTATAGTGCCACAATTTTTAACACACTACACAGAACCAAATAAGATAAAATTTAAGAAAAGAATCTTGTCTTTTGATTTTAACCTAGAGCCGGTATTATTCTAATGGAACTTATATTATTAAATGATGGTTTATATAGTCTGGTAGCCGTAACCAAAGAGATGATGGCAAACGTTAAAATAATGGAAGAGGTAGATTGTTTTGATCTCTGTGATATATTAAGATTATATTTAACCACATACTATGAAGCACCTTATAATGTTCACGTCATGAACGATGGCACTGGTCATTTCTATGGCTGTATCTGTCGTTAGATCTGTTCGTATTGGGTCTTGCCAGCGTCATTTCTAAAAGCTTTTAATCTCTGTTTACGATTACCGTCTTTGTTGTAAGATACATGTATCCACCCGCTCTCAGGTTCGCCTGTGTAGAATTCTAAGATAGCTTGATCATAGTCCAGATTACCGGTGACCCACTCAAATAATTCTTTGTTATCCACAGAATGACATTCAAAATCGGCCGCCTGGCCCCGTGCATGCTGCGATCGTTCCGAGCTGCCGATAGCCACACACAGCGCTGGTGATCTGTAGCCCGAGGACACGCTTACAACTCCCCACTCATCACGAGTTGGCTGTAGAATATTCTCACAAAGTAATTTTAAATTTTCTGTATGTTCTTCTGTTGGTGTATTATCGATACCCTTACGATCCGCTGTCTGCGATTTGGTGAGCTCTCTTAGACTAAAGTTAAGACTCAGCTTCACGTAAACATCCTCTCCAGCACGAAGAGTACTGCAGTACCCGCCACAGTCAAAAGAACCCAATAGATCTTATCTATCTTGCCTCCCAAATTTTCTACATCCTCGTGTACGTGTTTTAGATTTTTCTTGACACCTGATATGTGTCCATACAAAGATAAAATGTGTTCTCTGGTTGTTTTAGGTTCTATTGCCATAATCTATCCGTTAGGGAATATTTTGTTAAACTCTTCTTCTGTTGTTTGACCTACAATTGTAGGCACACTACCAAATCTAGCATTTTGTGCAACTACATTTGTATTTGCTCCTGTGATGACAGGAGGTAATTGACCAAAAGCTCCTTGTATAACATCTGGTATAGGAGGAGTGTCAAAAGGATTATCTATTTCAGGTAAAAATTCATCTTCCTCTAATCCTACATTAAAAAGTTGTCCTCTTATATTAGCTATTGCTCCAAAAGAATCATACAAAGGATTTTTAAAAGAAGGATCTACTTCTCTTATATCTTCTGTTATTTGTTGAAAACCTTTAATAACATTTTTAGAAATATTAACAGGAGTAAATATTCCATTAGATACTTTTCCATATGTTTTTTTACCAACACCTTTTATTAGAGATTGAGCTAATTCTGTTTCATTAGCATTTAAAATTTTTGCATCTTCGATATCTTTATATAATGTTTTTTCTGTTTCAAATAATGCACGATTAGCATTTATATATGCATCTACAATTTGTTTAGGAGTAGTTACACCACCTTTTAAAACTTCTTGTGTAAATAAAGATTTTGATTCTCTAGCATCTCTATTATATTGAGCTATTTTATATTTAATAGATTTATTAGGATCTATCTCTTGAGCTCTAAATCCTATTATACCTAAAGCTTCGTTACCAAATTCATATTGTCTACCCCTATCATCTAGTCTTCCTAAATCATCTACAGGTTTAATAGATAAATTTAATCTTTCTAATTGTTTCCAGTTAAGAGGTGCTTGAGACATCATTAAATGATAAAGACCTTTTTGAAATTTAGTTCCTAATGGATCTTTTGATTCCCATACATCAAAACCTTCTCTAGTTTCTCCACCTCTCATATATAAATCAGCTAAAGCTTCTGTCCAAATAGACTCTGTAACAAAAGGCATTCCTAATTCTTTAGTAGCTTCAATCATTCCTGCATAAAAATCATCTAATATTCCATCTCTATCGCCTTCGCCTGCAGCTACTTTATTTAAAATTGTTTGAATGGGTCTACTTAAAGTATCATAAGCATTACTATGACTAAAATCTATTACTTTTAATTTACCTGTTTTCATATCACGAATAGGAACTAGTGTAGAATTTTTAGACCAATCTGCTACATAATTTTTAAGAGCCATTCTTTCTTCTTCAGTCACATCATACAATGCAGAGAATCCAGCTACTACTCCAGCAGGAACTGCAGTTGTTGTAAAGGCCATACCAGATAATCTTCTTAATCCAACTGATCTTAATGGATTAACTAATTTACCATTTATTCTTGTAGTATAAAAAATTTCATCTAATGCTCTTTCTACTACGTTAACACCTGTTCTAATTATTTCTGCAGGGAAAGATACAAAGTTACCTACTGGTAATTTTCTTAAACCTTTAACAGCATTTCCAACATAAGCATAATTTGGAATATTGTTTCTTACAATTTTTGCTGCTTCGTTATCTAAAAAATCTTCATCAAGTCTTACTTTAGGCACTAATGCTTCAGCATCTTTTCTTGACATACCATCATCAATTAAATCTTTTATTCTTCTAGCTCCTGCTAGATCGTGAAACTCTTGAGCACCACTTAATCCTGCAGATCTATAAGAACTTCTTAATCTATTACCTTCTCCTATAAAAGAAAATATTTTCCAAAAATCGTCTTCTGCTGTATAAAAATCTTCTGAATATTTTTTAGCTTTACCTAAAACTTTAAGTAATCTATTTAGTCCATAGTTGTCTAACCCTTCAGCTACTCTACCCGTAAGACCACCAAATTTAACATCTTTTAAAAGATTAGATAAATCTCCTATTTGAACTTGAGAATTAACTACACCAAGTTTTAAAAGTTTTTGATAAAATTCATTACCCTCTAAATAATTTGCTTTTCTTAATTTAAATTCTTTATCAGTCTCATTAGCTAACCTTTTAATGTTAGTACCAGCATCAATTCTTTTTCTTGTTCCTATTAAAGGTGTTTGTAGTGCATTAAAAGCTCTTCGTACTGCTTCTTTATCTGCAAAAGGAATCATACCATTAGCTGCTGCAAAAGCTCCTGCACTAATAAAGTTACGTGCGTGAGTAAAAGGAGATAAAATTGTTTTAGCCATTTGTGATGTAGCTTTAGGATATAAAATTAAATTACTATATAAACTAGATCTTAAACTTTTACTGTTAGCCATTTCATCTAAAGGTTTAAATATTCCATCTATATTACCCTGTAGTGTATATTTAGAAGCAATAGGATCTAAAATAGGCATTGGATTTCCTTTAAAATAAGGTTGAGCTTCATCTCCTATAGGACGCAATGTTTGTAAAAAATCTGGAACAGGTCCAGTTGCTCCTCTCATATTTTGTAATCCCTCTAATCCTCTTGGTCCAGGTTTAACTCCTTGACCAACTTGTCCATAATCAACACCCATTGTTAAAGTTTGACCTGGTTTGGAAAATTGTTGTATTGCTTCTTGAGGACTATTTGCAAAAATACCTGTTCTACCAGAACTTTTTAAAAATTGATCTGTTTTTAATAATTCATCTTTTAATTGAGCATTACGTGCAAAAGAAGATAAAGCTTGAGTAGCTTCAATAATTGTTTGAAGAGCATCTTTATTTTTACCCATTAAGTCTTCCATTACTTGCCTTTGAATACCAGTTAATTCAGATAAACGAACAGGATTATTTAAAGGAAAAACTTCATCAGCAGATGATTTTCCTACAAAAAAATCAGGTACTTTAAAAACAGGATCTCCCTTATCAGCTAATCTAAAACCTCTATCAAGTTTAATATTTTGTGGATTAATAATAGATTTAATATTTTGTTCTAATTGTGCACTGCTTAATGATTTTCCTGGATTAGCTGTCTCATATAATTTTTGTAAACCAATTTTACCTTTAGCTATTGCTTCTGCACTAATTTTATAATTATCTAGTAGTTGACTATTTCTTCCTTTGAATATGTCATAACTTCTATCTAACCAAGTGCTTACTTTTTTTTCAAATAAGTTTTTAAAATTTCTAACACCATCTGTATCTAATCTCTTACCAATAATTCCAAACAAAGAACCAAATTTCATTCTCATTAAATTCATATTTTCTAACATTTCATCAATATCTTTTTGCAAAACTTCTTTAGTTTTTTTACTTTTTAAAATACCTGTAGGTTGAAGTTTTAAAATATCATCAGTAAATTCTTTAACTAATTGTTTATTCATTGGTCCTAAACTTACATTAGTTAATTCTTCTTCTAGTAAATTTAATTTTTTAATATCAGGCTTACCTTCTTTTGTTTTACTATTTTTTAATTCATCAACAAAGGTAGCTTTATCTATTGGTGGATTTTTTTCAAATCTTTCTCTAACTATTTTTTTAGCGTTTCGAAGAGCCTCTGCTTGAGCTTTAGGTAAAACATAAGGATCCATCTGACCAACTTTTTTAATATATTTTTTAGGCACCTCAATGCCTTGATCTTTTAATATTTTATTTATTTCTATATTTTCTATTTGTTGATATCTTTTTCTAAATGCAACATTACCTTCTTCAGTTAATTGATCTAGATATTTTGTAGTAATATCTGGTTTGATATTTTGATACTCATCTAATCTTAATTGAAATTGATCAGCAGTTTCTCCAACATAACCTTCTTCACCCCTAACTGGTTTTTTAAGACCTGCTCTTTCACCAGAAGTAATTAAACGATTCATCTTGGCTAATATTTTTTTACGTTCTGCATCTACAACTTTATCTCCTTTTAATCTTTTAAAGTATGGAAAGAGTCCACTAATTAAACCGTCTAAATCTTGAACAATAGTTTCAGCAGCATTGATATCTCCAGCTGCTGCACCTTCTATTTTTTTAGTAACAGGAAAAGCAGCTTCAGTTAATTCACCTCTAGGTCTTAAATTTTTAGCAATGTATTCTAAAAAATTTCTGTCAGAAGCTTTACCTGCATTTGTTGTGTTTCTTAATTTTTTAATTACAGCTCCGACACTTCCTAAAGCTCCAGTAAACAAAGCTCCTTCAGTCCCAAATTTAATTCTATTTAATATTTCTTTAGCAGGATCATAAACATCTCCTTCTAACTCTCTTTCTAATTCTGTTGGACCACCAATTAAATCTCCAAACGTTCCAGCATCTTGTACATCTCCAACAAAAATACCTTCAGCAATACCACCAGCCCCTGCTCCTGCAGCAAATGCTTTTGCTTTTTCTAATTTAGATGCAGAATCATCAAACGCTCTTATTTTTTTTCTTTTACTTAAAGTTTTTTCAATTCCATTTTTTATATTTTTACCTGCATTACCAGACATACTTAAATAGTTACCACCTTTAGAAGCTTTAACTGCAGTGTTAGCTAATTTAAAAGCAGCACCACCAGGTATGGCTAGATTAGTTATAAGTTCTGTAATTTTACCGGCAGTTGTTGCTTCAGCCATTTCATCAAATGGGTTTATCTTTGCAAAAAATTCTTCTACTTCAGCAGCTTGATTAGTATCTGCACCTAAATCAATAAGGGTTGCGCCTAAAGAAAATAGACCTTCTGGTATTTTAAATAAACCAGAACCTATTCCTGCCATAATAGATTGAAATGTTCCTACCTCATTATCTTCTGAAACTGTATCAGTGGTTGTTGTAGTTTGTAGGTCTTCTAAAAAAGCCATTAGTTACCTCGTTTAATTTTCAAATTTGCTTACGTCTGTAACCACTTCATCTTTAATTACAAAAATTAATCCTTTTGCTTTATCTGTATAAGCTCCATCACCTTTTCCTGCAGCTTTGTCTCCTTCTTTAATATTACCATCTGTTGGTAACTCACCTTTATAATCATCTAGGAACCATTCACCAGCAGCTAAAGTTATACCTGAAGGCATAATAACTCCATCTTGTTGTTTATATTTACCTACAGTTTCAGAAAGAGATCTAGGTCGTCTTTGATAAGTTGCTAAAGCTTCTTTATCACTCATTCCTGGATTAATAGCTTTAATATATTCTACTGCTTTTTGTAGTTGTCCGCTTTGATTTTTTAATTTAGTTTCATAAAGTTTTTGAGCCTGTTCACCTCTAATACCAAGCATTGCTGCAGCTCTTTTAATTTCTGGTTCTTTACTTTTAGTTTTAGCAGCAGCAACCAATGCACCTTTCATATCTCCTTCAAAAAACTTTTCTGAAGCCGCGGCTAATGCGTCTCCAACATATTCTTGTCTTGCTTTGTCGCCACCTAATTGTTTGTAATATCTATCTATTAAAGAATCTAAATCATTCTCATCAACTGTTGTTACATCACCATCTGCTGAATCACTAAATGAAACTTCTTGAACTGGTTTTTCTATTTTGTCAGGTTCACCACCTTTATAATCAAGATCACCCTTAATATCTAAAGATTTATAAAAATCTTTTAATTCTGATTTTTCTTTATCCGAAAGATTTAAATCACCCTCGCCCACCTCTATATCTGATTCATCCATAAATTTTTCCATACCTGGACTATATTTTACCTTTTTAGCATATTCATCAATTCCTAATTCATCCATTCTTGGATCTCTCTTACTTATACCTTCACCAATTTTAATTAATCCTGGTGCTTGATTTTCAGGAGTCATAAAACCAAAACCAGTTCCTGATTGAAATTTCATTGGAGAAACATAATTAGGATTAGTAAATCTTTCGCCCAATACATATTTATTTAATGCGCTTTTTAAAAAATCCATACCACTTTTTTCACCTGCATAACCACCTGGTTCATTTACCAAACCTCTTTTAGGTTTATCTAATCCAGATGTAATCCCTGTTCCACGGCTATCGACCGGGCCACCTCTAAACATTGGTCGTCTTAATATTCTGCTCATTAGCCAAAGATTCCTAATTTAGAACCGATACTAGCAATACCTGTACCTACACCTAACGCTGTAGCTAATGGACTTGCTGGTGGTGCCGGCGGTGCATATCCGACTGTTTGAGTCGGGAATGCTCCTGGTTGAATTTGTGCAAGTTGTTGTCCAATCAATCCTACTTGTGTGAACGGTTGGAATTGTTTTTCTCTCTCGGCCGCTGCCGCTGCATCACGTATCGCTTGTTCTTGTGCCTGACCTGCCTGACCGATTTGAGTCTGAAACTGTCCGAGACCCTGTCTTGCAGCCAAGTCTTGTGCTGCTGCTGCCTGTGCCTGTTGAAAACCTTGTGCTAATAATTGTGCCTGTAAACCTAATCTTTGGTCCTCTGCGCTTCTGGCTGCCTCTGCTGCCATGACACCCTCTCTACCACCACCATAAGCTCCAGCTCGTATAGCCTGATCTCTTAAAGCTGTTTGTGATATTGCTTTTTGTCTATCGAATTCTGTTAAAGACGCATCAATAACATCTCGTTGATAAGGCGATAAAAAATCTTTATATGCATCCGGTCCTACTAATGTTCCTAAACCCTCTGCTGCTTTTCTCGCATCGATCTGTAATTGCGATTCAGGTGCGATTGTTGGTTTAAATTTTTCTGTATCTATTCCTGTAAAACCACCAGCAGGTATCGTGCCTGGTTGTAGTTTCTTGATCGTCTCAAGAAAGGATGTAAGTGCACCCTCTATTATCGGTGCTGGTTTTGTTATTGTAGTTGTTTCAGCCATTATGCCCTTGCCTCTAATCTGTTCATTGTTTCATACATTCTCTTAGCACCTTTATTAATATCTCCACCACCCGCACCTCTGACCGCATCGGCAGTCATCACAAATTCGTTCTTACTTAATCTTGCAGGTACATCATCTGCTCTTTCTTTTTTACCTATCGGCACGAAGCCACCTTTTCTTAGATCCATCTCTTTACCACCAAGATTCATCAGTCCACCATCTTTAGCCATCTTCGGCATCACCATTCCAAACTCTTTGAAAAAGTCAGACTCTATCTCTTTGATCTTATCATCATCACCTTTTTGGATAGCTTCATCTCTTAATCTAAAAAAGTCTCCTGCTCTATCAGCTCTCATATTTTCATCTACCGATATCACCGCTCCTTTGATTCCTGAAAAATCTGGATCACCACCCATTCTCAATCCTACTCTACCCCCGTCCGCGTACCCCGCGGCCGCGATAGTCTCTTCGATTTCCTCATCACTAAAATATCCAGCGCCTTCCATAAATTGTCTGATAGCTGCGGCTCTAGCTCCGCTATCTGCTAATAATTCTGCTTGTGCTAATGCATCATCTATAGCTGCTTGTTTTTCTAATCGTCTACCCTCTGCTACTGCTAAATCTGTTGTGCCTTGGGTTATAGGAACTATTGATGCTTTTATTCCTTCCATACTAAATGGCTTTGTTCTTAATGTTTCACCAACACCTGATAAATATTCTGAACCTTTTCCTAATGCTTCTAACCCACTTTTTGTAAATCCAGGATCCATACCAGCTGCTTTGTCTGCAAAAAATTTTGGAGCTCCAGTTGCTTCTGATCTTACTATAGCATTTTTTGCTGCTGGAGAATCCACTCCGATTGCTTTACTTGGTCCACCTGCAGTTAGTGCGCCTGTACCTGCTGCTAACAATGTAGACAATCCAGAAAAATCTCCTTCGCTTCCTTCTTGTGCTAATTGTGCAAGCAAATTAGAACCACCTGATAACGCTGCTCTTCCAGCCATTGTTCCAAATATACCTGCGGTAGGTGCTAAAAACGGAACAGCTGCAGCTAAAAATGGTAATGCTGGTTTGATCTCGTTTGGTACTATCTTATCTAATACCTTTGAAATAGGTCTAGTTATCTTTTTTAAAAATCCCATACGTTTCTTCTTATATTATTGATATCAAAGCAAGTCCGCAAAGCTTGTAAGTAGGCGAGTATATCACAATTTACAAGGTTTTTAAACATACGTCAATCGCTGATATTAAAGCCAGCGCCTATCTTTATCTCCTCTACAGTCACATTTACATCCCTTCTTATATGCTCTGATTTGGTATCCGTGTTAGGATTCTGCACGTCGGCCAAAGCCTCCGCATCAGACATATATTCCTTGCCTGTCACCGTATTGGTTAATGTTACCTCTGTCTTTGGTGTTATCACTGGCACCCTTTTGCCATTGATGGTCTCGTATCTGACCGAGGCTTCTGTCTCAATAAAAGGCATTATCTATCCTCCCTGTTAATCTCTAATATGGATGCGATAACATCTACCGCCCCACTGGTTGCCTGAACCTTTAATATCTCACTCTCCATCATGATCAAGGGTTCACTCAACACCTGTTCCTTTTGACCTGATGTTAGGGTAACATCATTATCAACCACAAAAGCGGTCCCCGCTGCGTTGGTTAATGTTACCTTAACTGCTGCTGATCCAGATGCATCCTCTACAACTAATAATGATTTAACAATAGCTCTAGAGTTATTAGGCACTGTATACAGAGTTGTGAGATCTGTACTTGTTAAACTTACCTTATCGTTTTTATATATGTTTGCCACTAGCCTAATCCTAACCAGGTAAATCTTTCCTGGTCCTCTTTTTGTTGTGTTAAGTATGTAGAGTTTAACTGCTCTATAATTGTGGTTAACGCTCTATTAATCTGTCTCTGGTTATCCTCGCTATATTCTTTTTTAGGTTCTGGTAATCTTACTACTACTTTTGTCATTATCCTCTCCTTCCATCTGGTTGTAGATCTACCTGGAATGTACCAAATCTCCAGGACTCACTGACACCAGTATTTTCTATCTTAATATTTGCATAACGTCCCCTAGCTCTGGTGTCAACTTTGGTTGTGCTTGCGTTTATTGTAAAAGGACTTAACGTTGTCTCCTGATCATCCTGTGCAGGAAAATCTTTTATGGATAATGTTACCTGATTATTACCTGTTAATACCTTAAAGTTTGGTAAGAATCTACGCATTGCAAGAAATACCTCACTCTGATCTTTTTGTAATGAAAAACTAAATGATTGAATAAAAGATGTGAGTGTGGTCACACTACCATCTGGATTGACCTGATCGGTTCCTATCTCATGTTCAAAGAATACCGTCTGACCCAGACCTGTCTCACCGATGATCTGTGGAAATGTGCCTGTGTTAGCGCTGTTGTATGCTGTTGCATATGGTTTAGGATATACGAGAGAGTCTATCCAACTTGTTCTTATGGAATTTGTATTTGTACCTGTGTACCAATTACCCATCGGTAATCTTGCATTGTCCTGTCCATAGTTATAGACAACATATCTATTATTAAAATCAGATCCCGATGTCGGATACCACCAGATCACCTCTGTGAATAGATTATTGATACCTGCATTTATCTGTTGGCCTTTTGTCGTATCTGCATCATCATAGACAAAATCCTCAACAGAGCAAGGTAATGTATTGACCGTGCCATCAAAAGAGAAGAAACCATTGTTACCCATCCAGTATGCAACACCATCGATCTCGATGGCTGCATTCTTACCAATCAATCCACAGTTTGTGCCCACCTGTTCAAATCCAAATGTAAAAGGAGCTCCGACAAATTTCATTGTATACAGAGCATTGTCTGTCCATATCAATATATTTTCTTTTGCAACAAGACCACCCATGATCTTTGTGCCGTCTTGTAGTCTCTGCGTGCCGGCAGTATTAGTTGCCTGTGGTGTATATTTATTTATGTTCTCATCTTCAGAGAATCTTATAAACATATCATCCTGTGTTGATGGTGAGCCAATGGTCTCCTCTGTTCCAAGATGAATCAAGTGTCTTGTTGTTGGAGATATAAGTGTGACTCTGGTTGCGGTTGGATTACCACTATCTGTTGCCGCATCTATTCTTGTCTCAAAACCAGATGTCAACATAGATGCTCTTGTTGTGAGTCTGGCTGTGATACCAGCATTCCATGTAAATGTTTTACCATTTGCGATGGTTGCAACTAACACCTCACCAAAATTACTCAATGACCAAAGTCCTGGTTCTAGTGTTACCGATGATGCCTCAACAGCACTACCAAATCCAGAAAAATTTGTAGCGTTAGTGACCACAGCGCCATCGCTATGAGCCTGTCCATTTGATGTGCCAAAGGTTGCCGTTCCTGCTGCACCTCTGGTTATACCTGTTAATTCAACCCCCGCAACTCCAGTGTATGTTATTAATTCATTGCCAACAGCTATTGTTCCTGCTGTTGGAAAACCTGTTGTGGATGTTAATCTAATCTGTGTTGCCGATCCGTTGTTACCAGCTGTGTCCGCGGCCAACGCTCCGTCTAGATCATTCTGTAAAGCACCTGTAATCGTACCACCATAATTACCAATACCAAAACCATAACCATATGTCTGTGCTGCAGGACCCACAGTCTCATAGACTTTTACGGTCATGCTACCACCTGTTGATACGACGGCACTTGCTTGATTTAAAGAATCGATTGTAAAAGTTGTAGGTGTTGGAACTGTTAATACCTGAAATAATTTGTCCTCAAAATCACTTGCATTTAATCCTGTGCCACTTGGTAAGGTGACAGATGATAATTCAACAATATCTCCAACAGCTAGATCGTGATCGCTTGTTGTTGTGATTGTACAGGTCTTAACTGATGTGCTATTTGTTGCTAACGTTGAACTTGTTAGGGTATCAACGACTCCAGCATTATTACATCTAAAAGGTGTGATATCAAAAAGTTGTCCCTCAAAATATAAAAGTAAAAATTTATCTGTTCCTATCGCAACATATCTATTACCCTCTGTATCAACAAAGGCGTGTTGTTTTCTAGCAACACCAACAATAGAATCAGATAACAATGATTGCCAACCACCGACTTTTTCTGGCAGACCATATCTAAATCTTACATTATCAGAGTCGACCCAACGACCTTCTGCACCAACACTTGTGTCCTGTTTGTCGATTCCCGGAGCAAACTTGATTTGAGTAAGCGGCATGTTTTACTCCTATGATGTGCTATTGGTTTTTATTTGCCAGCCTTTTGTAGCAGTTGTGAAAATTAATGTAACACATTGATTGTTAGCAGTTAAGTCTAGATCAGATGTGCCACCTTGAATATTAGATCCGTTTCTTGCAACCACACATTTATTAGTTCCAAAACCATTTGATGCGGATACATCCATTATCGTCACCTCATCACCCTGTGCAGGTGAGGCTGGTAATGTGATTGTCACAATATTTGCGACCGTGTCTACACCAATCTGATCTCCGGCTACTGCCGTATATGTTGTTTTGCTAGCTGCAGTTACTTCTGTAAATCCTTTTTCCATCATAGCTAGAGTTGTGGCTGGAACACTACCTCTAGAGTAAACCAAAACTTTTGCACCCTCTGGCAAAGGCACCTGTGTGGATGCACTCTGACCTGCTGTTAATAATTTTATAGTATGGCTATCTCCAGCACCACCTCTGGTAGTTCCATCCTCTACAAAGAAAACCCTGTTAGCATTACCACCTGTTGTGGATGCTGGCATTGTTAGGGTTGCATCTCCTGATAAAGTACCAATAAGTTTGATGTAAAGATTCTTACCATTCGCGGTCGCCGATCCGTCTGATAGATCTAATGTTTCATTACCAGAACTTAGAGTGACCTCTGTATAACCTGATACCGCTGTCTGTAATAATTGTAAATTAGTATTTGTGATTGTGCCCCATAGACCGGCTTTCTCACCTGTTGCTACAAGTTCTAATGATAAATCTGATGAAAATGTTGATGCCATATTAGTACGGTTTTATTGGTGTCCAAACCATTGTTGCTC